ATCAAACGCCGGCACACAAGGATCATATTTGTAGACTGATTCAGCATTGATTCGAGTTTGAAAAGTCATTGGCTCACTCATGGCACCGCCAGGCAATCCATATGGCACTACGTCAGTGTATTGTTGTGACTTGCCACAGCCATAATCCAATACAGTTTGAGCAGCATAGCGATCCATAAGAAATCGTATGTAGTTGTGATAACTCTTGCTGTCGTTGCCAGCCCAGTTCTTGGGATTATTTCGTTGAAACTCTGTACCAAGTTCTACAGATTTATCGTAATAATTTGATTTCATTTTTCTATAACAAAAATATACTCATGCCCATTTATAGTTGGGCCTTTTTTTGGTGAACGTGTTATAGGTGATGTGTCTGCCCTAACAATTTTACCATCTATGAAAGTTTCTAATTTATTTTTCCACCAGTTAAAACTCTCAATAATCAAATGAGCATTACGCCCGTCTGGTAATGATGTTTTAGCAGGATAGCCAGCAATTAATAAAAATGCAGACTTGGTAAACAGCGAATTGATAATTTTAAGGGTATTGTCAATCATTTCGGGCTCAACATGTTCGAGTACATCAGTCGATGTCAAACAGTCTACAGCAGTTGTTGGAATGTTTTCAAACTCTGCAACTCCAGGATCATATCCAACGGCATTTATATTATAATGTTCAACTAGTAATGGCAGCAGTTCACCGTGGCTACAGCCAAAATCAATTACAGAGGTTGGTGTGTATTGAGTAATAAAACGTTCAATTGGCTTTAATTTTTTTTCACCTGATCTAATAAACTTCTGATGTTTAGCAGTATGCATTTCTTGCAATTGCCTTTTGTAGTTATCGTTAATTAATTCCATTAGTTTCTCTACCGTTTTATTAGAATAATATTCTGATGGAGTGATTATTTTTTAAAAGCGCCCACTTGATCGTGCCACTGGTCAGTTGGCTCGGTCCAGGCATCTACTAATTCTACCTTGCCCCATTTGGCCAATGCCGCATACGCATCTGGATAAAACCGCCAGCAGTCCACAGGGTATCTGTGGACTTTACCGTGCATAGGAGCAATTAAAAAGATGTATCCCCCCGGCCGCACCACTCGAACCATTTCTAAAAAACTCAACCAGAAAAATTCACAGTGCTCAAACATCTGTCCCGAAACCACAACATCTGCGTAGTTATCTTCCAATGGTACCTTGTATGGATCGTCTAATACAATAGACACACCCGGGCCCGCTTGCAAATCGACTCCGTAGTATTTTATTTTTTCATTGGTATCAACTAATTCGTAATACGTGCCGCCCTTTTTAATATTAGTGCCCCCAAAGTCGAGTATCTTGCATTCGTTGCCGACAAATTCGTTTGTGATATATTTGTCGATTAATTTCCTCATATTGTTCATTGACGTTTGATGCATAAATTTTCCTTATTTTATTCCTACTACTCTACTATCCGATGCTGTTTTTGCATACAAGTTGTTTTCAGATCTCACAACACTGAATCCTGCTTCGGTGAACACTCGAGTCATTGATGCCACACTGTATCCGTAAGCATGCATCATTGCTCTATTTTGATATCTACTATTACCAAATATTGAATGAATAGTTTTCTTCAAGACTCTTCGATCATCAGAGATCAACGAGTCTGGATTTTCGGCTATAAACATACAAGCCTTTAACAAATCAGGCCACTCCACTGCTGCCTGTGCACCTGGTCGAAGTATTCTATGCCATTCAATTAGCATAGGGAGAATTTTCCAGCGTTCAATGTGTTCTATCACGTGTACACTTAGGATTCCATCAACACAGTTGTCGGGAATAGGATATGCGTCGGCTATATCGTGTATTATGATTTCAGGATCACCAGCACAATATTCTCCATCTACATTGAGATAGTTAGGTAATTTTACTGGACCACATCCTAAATGTAACTGAATAGGAACTTGATTTTCGATGCAGTCTTGCACTTTATCCTTTAATAGCATACATAATGTTTTCTATAAATTTGTTACTCAATACTGCGGCAGAATAATTTTCTTCTACGTATTGTTGTCCTTTTGTAATCTTATCAATTACTTGGTCAGGGTTTGCCTGAGCCCATTTGATACCTTCAATGTAGTCATCTTGCCAGGTGTATGGAGCAAACTCTTCGTAACTGGCCAAGGGAGTGGTGATCACAAATTTTCCTGAAATCAAACTATCAATCACGCGATTTGCGCTTTTGGTGTCAGTTCTTGGGTTATCAGTCTGCACTGGCATCAGCACAATATCACACTGTTCCAGCAATTGTCCTTGTAACTCCCATGTCCACTCTTTCATGATCACACGATCAAGATTTATGCCAGTCACTTCTCCTTTTCGTTGCCTTAATTGAAATTTACTAAGGAGTCTATCAGAATTGGCACTGACCATGGTATAAGAGTAATTGCCTACTTCTTTTTCTAATCGTTGCCATATTTCTACCATAGGTAAAAATTTAAAACTACTCTTTGACCCAAACCATAACAAGTTGATATCAGTACCAGGAGAAAATTTTGGTAGCAGTTTAGGACGTTCAAACGGATCCGGCATCACAATGCTGTCTCTCCCTGTGTGGGTTTTTACACTTACCCCCATTTGAACACTGTTGACCGAGACCAAGTCTGCGGTCAAGCAACACGGTGCATATTCTTTTTTCTCTCCAAATTTGTTGTCACAAAGATCATAAACTGTTCGGGCACCGAGGTCTCGAGCACGTTGTATACTATCTACTGAACTGTATTTTAAAAAGATAACAATAGTATCTGAGTCAACTTCGCTCCAGTCGGTGAGTATTTTTGCATCATGACCTTGTTCCAACAATGCCTGGCAGGTTACATCTCCACGTAGTCTATGACTGGCTCGTTTGCTCTGCCCATCGCGGTCCGGGCCCGCAGAACCGGCCGGCTGTGCAAGGTAAGCATCACTAAAGAATCTTATTTTCATGGCCATCCCATAATCCAATCATCTTTGACTTGATCCAGTTTGATCATACCCCATGATTCTAGTAGTGCTATGGCAGCAAATTGTCCGTAGTCTTTGCTGTAAGCATCATGTGGTTTTTGTTCTACAACTATGATAGGCCTCCAGCGTTTTACTGTTTGTTCTGCACCTTGCAGCACACGGTATTCGTATCCTTCACAGTCTATCTTTATATAGTCTATGTTTTCTATGTTTAAGTTATCAAGTTTTACCACTAGCACATCACCAGTACCTAGGGTATTTGGATCTAAATGGCTGTGGCCACTATTGCCTTCTGTGATGATCATTGTGGCAAGAGTGTCGTGATCGCCTAATGCTAATGGACTGATAAAAAAGTTATCGCCTGTCACGTTCTTTTCCAGGCACTCTCTAAACACAGCAACTGGTTCAAATGCAACAACCTTGGCAAAATTGTCTACCAAGTCACGACCCCATAGTCCCACATTAGCGCCAATGTCCAGCGCAGTTCCGCGTCTAGAACACAATGCAATACTGCGATGTCGCACTGCAATTTGGTATTCTGCAGGTCCGCCTCGGTCAACGCTTTTCTTTAGCATCTTGGGGAAGTGGGTATCAAAGTCTGGGAATTGCCATCCATAATGTTCACGCATTGTTTGTCTCCTGTAATATTCTTAGTGCAGTACCATCTAGCAGTTCTGAATTGTGAAACTGTCCATAGGCCAAGTGACATGCCCAAGCATAGATTTGATCTTGTTCAGGATACCACGGATTGTTAATTTCTGATAGGTCAGTGTTTGACACTGGCATGGCAGCATTTGATGGTGCCAATACAAACGCTGGCACACCGGCTAGTATACTTTCTGTGGCTGCAATGGAATTATACGTTACCACAGCATGAACGTCAGACAGTGCTGATTGTAAGTCACTGGCCACTCGTGCTTGTCGATTGGGATTGCGCTCACGTATCACAATTTCTCGATCAGTGTGTTGTTTGATTGTGGCAACTGTTTGTTCGATCCATTCTGCTAGATTGATGTTGTAAAATATACAAGGCTTTTCATCTGGCACTGCCAGCAGTATTTTACTGCCACGTTGACGTGAAGGCATGGCAATAGCATGTCGTTGCCAACGATCAGCAGGCCTTGGTATTACTTCACCGTGCTGTAAGTTGTTGGGCACTAGCCTGTGCCATTGTTTCCATCCATGTGGATTTTGAAGATTGGGTCTGTTACCAACATATCCAGAATCCATGTACCAAAATGGTCTCTTGTGTTCCCAACATTGTTTGATAATCTTGTGTTTTAAAATACCGCGGATGACCAGGGGATCGGGGCTATCTTCGTA